CCAGCATCGCCACCCCATGCGTCCCATGCAACTCGACCTCCGCTTGGATATCCCTTTTCTCCACGAGAGAAACCAATCGCTTTTTTATCTACTTCATGGCGAGCAAAGAATGAGCGCATACGCTGTAAAGTCTCAAGTGAGACTGATTGACCTTGCGCTAACTGACTTGCTCTACGACGACCAACATCAGTAAATCCATCCCCTGCCTTACCTTCACGAATCCATTCGAGAGCGCGTGATGCCGCGTCTTGAACTGCTTTTGGTGGCGTGTAGGAGGCTTTAGAAAATCTTTCAATCTGTGTTAGGCGCTCTTCGGCTTCAGACTTTGTATCGTAAGTGCCAAACTTGCGTGTACCCGCTTCGTTATAGACGACGTATTTACCCTTTTCGCGACGGATAGTTTTGGCAAGAATCTCCTTCTCAATCCGCATTTCGTAGCCATTGACCGTGAGAACTGTTTGAACATTGGCTCGAGTGGAACCAGTTTTACGAATTACATCTCGAACGACTTCAGAAGGCAGACTCTTGGCGAACTGCAAGATATCGACATCATCAATCGAATCTACAAGGATTTCAAAACTGTCCCATTCATCCTTTGGTCTTTCCAATCCACGACGACCCATCTCATTCAGGATTGTGTGGTGAACTTCGATTGTGGCGGGTGTGGCTACAGACTTGTGAACACGCTCATGAAGCGCGAGTAACTTCTCAGCGCTTAGGTGTAATAGTTTCGATGCAATATCAGCCATAGATTCCAAGGATACGCTATTGATTTACAACTGCACGTTAGTTTTTTTGAATGATGTTGAAAAGTTTGTCATAAATCTTTTCTTCATCTTCAGGCGTTGCCTTATCCAGTTGAACAAACGTCGCTAGTTTTTCCCATTCAGCATAAGCCTCTTGGATAGCCTTTAGTTTTTCTTCTCTGTTCATATCACCTCATATCCTACCATAGTTAGTTATTCTTAGGTGCAGGACGCTCTCGACCAGTGCCGTCATAAATCAATCCATCGCCATCACGGTCAATCGGTCCACTTAGTAGATTCCTGCCCTCGGCTGTCAGAGGCTTGACGTAATCTATGACCATATTCGACATGAGGCGCCTTCCAGCCCAATCCCATTCACCATCATCATCTTTGACTCGGTTTTCCCATCCGAGGTTTGCGAATTCGGCTGGCATCGGGAAATCAGGGTTACGCATATCGCGAACTCTTTTGCCAGCCTCAGCCGTGGAATCGTACATTCTTTCAAATAGAGCATCGAACGCTGGCTTTTCCTCGTCTGTCAATGAGTAATTGCGAGCCGTCTTTAGTTTGTCTGCACTGCTACGGACTGAATCGGGGTCCCAATCAAAACCTGCTCTAGCCCAGTGACGAGCGCCATCGCTTAGACCAGCCATAATTTTGATATAGCCAAAACCTTTAGCGGTGTAGTAATCCTCAGACTGTTGAAGAAACTCTTTGCCGAATCCCTTACCTTGATATTCATCATCTATCTCGAACCATTTATGTTCAACATTCCAAGTATCGTCCTCTTTGAAGAAAACTCGCTCAAATTTACCAACCGCATAGCCTTCGGCATAGATTTCACCCTCAACGTAAATACCTTCATCTTCGACCAAACTAACATCGGTGACTTGAGAAACCATTTCATATTCGTTGCCATCTTCTTCGACAACATTTACGCTTGAGAAGAAAACATCATTGAAAGGCGCTTTTAGGTCAGATGCGTTTTGAATTAGACCCATCTGCTCATTACGGATATTACGAATATCATCACCATATTCCAAGATATAGTTTTTGACTGCGTACTCTGATTCTTGCTCATAGATATTGGCTTTTTCTTGCTCTGTAAGAGGTCGACCTAATCGTGCTTCAGCCAATTCTGTTGCTTCACGAACTCTTTCATCTAAGCCTTGGCTGGATGACATTTCGTCATACTGGTCGCCGTCATTGAGAACGAATTCGCGTAAATCATCAAACGAGGTTGGAGCAATTCCTGATATTGCTTCATCAAGCATTCCAACGCTTGGACCGAGATTCTCATAACGAGTAATTCCCTCGGCTTGGGATTCAGTATATCCCTGACCTGTTGCCCAGTTGCCATGACTCTTTTGGTCATGCTCGGGACCACCCTCATGTTTGAATACGGGCTTTAGCCCATACTCAAATCGGATTACTTGGGTTTTGCCATCTTCTCCCAAAGAACTTTTGCGTACTCCCGTAATTCTTCGTCCGTCATATCCGAGATATTCGGATTCAACTCCGCCACCTTGATATCTTTGTTTTCCGACACTGCCTGTTCCTCCCGTATCTATTTCAGCGAAGTTAGCAACATCCCAAATTGAAATTTGGTCACGTTCCCGACCTGCGCTGGTTGCCCTCTCTCTATCTTGGATATTTTCCGAGACATCTAAATAAACTTGGTTATCTGCCGTATTATGCCATAAACCGAGGTAGTTTTTCCCCGTTGCAAGGTCAGACTTGTTGGCTTTCATGTACTGATACAGAATCTCAGGACCACGCTCAGAGTCGTAGAAATCTTCAGCCTTGACGATTCGCCCATATTGCTTGCCCTTGGCGACCATGAATCCAGTCGTAGGCTCAGAGCCGTCCACCATGTTGACCGAGAGACCACCATTGACTCGAACTCTATCTAAGATACTCGAGGCAACGGCAGGGTCAAGACTGATTCCCGTAGCCCATGAACCGTGGGTCTTTTGGTCATGAGAGCCATGTTTGACTAAAGGCTTCAATCCGTAATCAAATCTAATGTTACTCATTCGTAGTAATCCTCATAGGTCATCTCTGAATAAATATCGGCGTACTTCTCAGGTGGGATAAGTTTGATTGTACAACGGCAATTAGGGTGCGCTATAGGCTTTTCCAGCCCGTTTGAGAAGGTATCTAGCCATCCCACGGTCTCTCCATCCAACTCAGCGCAGATAGGGCATGTACGCTCATCCTCAGCCGTTACCCATATCTTCATGGAATCAGGGTCTACGAATCCCTCTTTAGCGGCTTGCTTCCAACTCTCAAGGCGTCCCTCATTCTGTGCTATCTGAATCTCTGTACGGGCTATCATCGTGGCTCTAGCGCTCTTGAGACGCTCTGAATACTGGGTAGCCATAGTTGATGCCCTGTTGCGAGCCACGGTCTCTTTGAAGCCCTCTGAGACCAATCGGTTGAACTGACGATTCTCATACTTGACTACGGCTTGCGCCCATTTCGGATGTAGACCGACAGAATTCTTGATTCGTTTTGCGGTGGTCTTGTAATCCACTTTGTCATTGAAAGAATCAATGATGATTTGACGAACTCCCTGACGGGTCATGTCATCAATGGCTGTAATCAATTCAGCGGCGCGTTTCTGTGCAAAGAAAAGTGAATTCGGATTGGTCTTATCAAAAGAGATATTGACGTCCATCTTTGGTCGAGTGCTAGATGCCCATGCAGGAATCTTTGTGAACTCTAATCCTCGTAAAGAATTCTTGTTATCAATCTTTACCTTAGATGGCTTGAAATTAGGGAAAGCCAATCTTGTTGACAATCTTTGAATCTCAGCGATACCAGCATTACCGCCAATATCAATCGAATTGAGCAAAGTCTCTTCAATACGTTTTCTATCGCCAGCGATAGTGATAGCACCTAATAAGCGATTGAGTTTGTCAGGGTCAAGACGTTCGATAATACGAGCCAACTCTTCAACCTTGATTTTGCTATTGGCACGACGAATCGCATCATAAAGATTACGAGCGAGAACTGCCTCTTCAGGTGTTAGTGGGTCTCTGCGTTCGGCTTTAGAGAACTTGAATGGCATGGATTACTCCAAGTCGCCATCAAGTGGTTCCGTTCCTTCTGCAATCTCCAACTCTTGCGGATTCTCTCCGGGTTCAAGGTCAGTCGTAGGCATTGGAGGCATTCCGAAATTTTGTCCATCGTGTTCAGCAGGTGGAAGTCCAGCGAGGTCGCGTAGATAATCTTCCAACTTAGGGTCAGGCATAAGTACGCCAGCCTGTGCTAACTTCGTAACGAAATCAGAAATCTCTGTTAGGTCAACATGGCTTACTTCACCATAAGTCAAATACGGTGGACGTGAAATATCCATTCCGTTTAGTTTCATCAATCGTGGAATCGCATATTGATTGATAACCTCAGCGATATTCTTTGCGATTGAATCAACTGCCATTGACCACAAATCCATCTTCGACGAACCAAGTGCGTATGAACCAACGCGGTCATGTCCGAGAAGAATGAAGTCAGAAAGAATAGACATCGCCATTCTTTGGTCATAGCGTTGAATAATCTTGTCTGTATCAAACTGACGTGAGCCACCTGATGAAAGCAACTGTAGGTCAAACATCTTGTGACCCTGCTCGTCATACATGGTTGGGAAAATAATTCCCTCTTGCTCATTACGCTTTACGTTTTGAACAATAGTCGTAATAGCCGCTAGAACTGCCTGTTGGTCTCCTGAAGCACCGCTTGATAGATACTCAGGCGGAACGAATGCAACTGGCAAACCTGCTAGGTCGCGCTCGATACCAATGGCTTCAATCTCTTCAATACGGCGCTTGAAAAACCAAGGGCGATAAGCATTACGAAGAATTGAACGACCTTCAGGGTTATTCTTTTGAGTTGTTGTACGGAACAACAAAGCCTTCTCGATTGGAATTGTATGAATTCCACCTTGTGATGGGTCAACTTGAATCATGGCTTGAATACCGCCATCTTCATCAATTTCCCAACGGAACAAAGTTTCTTGTGCGCGAATTGGGAACTTGCGCCAACCTATCTTTCCATCATCAAATTTAGATTTACGCTTTGGGTCTTTGCTATCTCCACCGCGAATCTTGTAGACAATTTCGTGGTAAGAAAAACCGAATACCAACATTGAAAGCATTTGTGAAAGTGTTTGGTCCCATGAATCGCTCATGTCATGAATACATGATTCAATGAATGCCGCGGCTTCTTTATCTTGCTCAGAAATATCTCCGTCAGCAGAATTATCTGAATATGGGTCTACACGCCATTCAAGACGAGTGATAACTTTCTCAATAGCGAATAACATCGAGCCAATAGTTGGGTCGTTATCTGCCATCTCGCGATAAACACGAGCGCCACGAATACCGCGAAGCGACGTAAGAAATTCTTCATAGACAGTGCCACCCGAGCGACGTAAGCCCGTACTACCTAATTCATTCAAATCGGGTTTTGCCATTACATCTCGTCCTAATCTTTCGTGGCTAATCCAACAACAATCTTCAGCGCTTGGTCCTCATTGAATCCTGCGTTGGTCAACTCGTAAAATAACTCATGAGTCTGTACCGCAAAAGCCTTGAGGTACGACATGACATCTTTACCATCTAAGGCAAAGTCATCACTCATGCCGAAGATTATACTTTATGAGAAATTTGTCTCTTTATTCTCCGTCAAGTATAAATTCGCGTGAATTGAGTCGTAGATTCGCTGTCTCTAGCGCAATCGTTACGGCTAAATCTTTAGTACCCGCTTGACCATACTCGCGCTCTTCAATGATGCTACCTAGTGCATCAAAAGAACGAAATAGGATTTGAAACGGTAAATCAGTTTCACTTGTGGTCAAGTGAACTTCTACATAACTCTGCGGTTCAACTCGCATTGATACATAGGGGCGACCATTCGGTGATACAACTGTTTTCGCGTTAGGCAACTTGCCCACGAAAAAATCTGTCCACGCCATAGTGTCTCCTTTCGAGAGTTTTTCAACCCCTATGATACAACACCCGTTTAGAATGGGAAAGATTCAGGAGCCTGTGGCGTTTTGGATGCGTCCCATGCCGATTGGCTCCAAGGGTCCACTTGAACATCTCCATCGCCGTTACGAGATAGATTTACCACGTTGACGATATGGCGCTTGAGGTCAACTCCCACTGAGTAAGCGGTAATCTCCATGCGACCGCGCTTCTCACCCGAATTCTTATCTTCCCATGAAGCCCACGTTGCGGTCCCTTGTACGACCACGCCCATGCCCTTAGAAAGAGATTCAGCGACGTTTTCGGCTAGACGATTCCAGCACTTGACTGTCCACGGAGTAACGTCGGTCGATTCCCATGTCCCGTCAGGTTTCTTTGTGGACTTTGATGAAATGACCGTGAATGATGCAACTGCTTTACCTTGAGGGGTAAATTTCAATTCAGGGTCGGCGGCAAGATTGCCAGTTATGCAAATTGTAGTCATGAGACATACCTTTCATTAGTTATAGGTTTAGCGATGATATTGAGTTTTTTTCTTAGTTTGTCTCGGTCTTTGGTATTGGTTCCTGCCCATATACCAGTGACTTTGTAATGTAGCGCATAGGTCAGACATTCTTGTGTCCAGCGACATGAACTACAAATCCGTTTTGCTAATCGGTTTTCTTCTGTTGTCCCATTCTTTTCAGGAAAGAAAAACTCTGTTTCAATCCCCCAACAATTCGCTCCCTCGAAATTCCACGGCATCATCACTTTGGCTTGTCCCAACTTCAACATCTGTATCTCCTAGTAATAGACGATTCGGGGAAGATTCGTCCAGCCTAACTAAAATCTTTCCGTTTTTCCATACCCTGCCCCCGACAACTCCGTCATAAAAATTCTTTTTTGGCTCGACCAACTCATCGCATTCTTTCCAAAATGGACAGTAGCGGCAATAATCAAGGGCGGGTAAAGCAAGGTCGATACTGTTTTGGTCAAAGAGCCACGGGTCAGCCTCAGCGCATGGCGCGATTGCTACGAAATCAGGCTTCATGGCGGAAAATGCTACTCGGGTTGAGTCTCATTTTCTTGGATTTGAAATCTCTCGCGTGTCGCATCTTTGAATCGCTCATTCAGTAATTGCTTGAGCAACTCATCCCTATCACTTTTGGTTATCGTCTCTTGTTTTGACTTCATCGTCCCCCCATGTCTCTAAAGCGTGATGCAAAAGTCCTCTTTGTCTCCAATCAGGATTTTCGTCGTCACCTAGAACTATCGTCCAATAATCTTTATTACCGCCAAACCATTCCGCAACTAATACCCATCCAGTACAAATCGCAGGGTCCTCGAAGGCGATGCGCCCGATTTCCGCGAGCGCATCGTCGATTATCGAAGGTTTGGTTTCGTCATCCACTCCCTCAGCCTAGTACCAAAAATTGCGGGTCCAAAAGAGCCACGCAGAGCAAGGGCTGGAATAGCGAGACTGGATATAAATAAGTCCACGTTCAATCTGATTCTCAACACTAATATCGGGGTCGAGACCGAGAATTTGTGGGATTCCACCAGCATTTAGTTTTTCGCCGTTTTGATATACGGGCTGTTTGTTATAGGCGTCGGGTCTCCAATTTGACTCCTTGGTCCATAAAGACTCAAGGCATGTCCATTGGGTTTTATTATCCCAACCATAGAGATGAAGAACTTTGCGAGCATATTCTTTCGCTGATTTAGGGTTGCGCTCTACTGGCGCAGGTTTCATCTCAACCACTATCTCTTCCGCATTCGCGGGAATATCAGGTGGTATGTGTAGTGGATTGAAAAGAACTATTCCGAGAAAGAGAACTGCGAGTGGAATAGGTTTATAGAGTTTTTCATAGAATCGCATATTCCTCCATTGTTCGGAGCGAACACTTGATGCAACTGGATGTTGCAGTTTCATGTTGTCGGTATCGGACCGACCTCGCTTTTGAGGTGTAGGTGTTTTGCGAACCTTGGTAATACGGTAGCAGATAAATTTAGTGATTCGGTGGAGGCGCTCAAGATACGCTGAAAGAGGACGGGACGCGTACCGAGCAATCGACTCCACCGAATCTAGCGCTCGCGAAAGGGGTGCAAGCGCTATCAGCGCATTACCGAGAAGGGACGTTGACGGTAATGCGATTCAGTCCCAATGTTTTTACACACTGGGACTGAATTTTATCTTACTAGGTTTTAGTCTAGTCTGCCCGAGCCGTAGGCATTGATTCCGTAGGCTTGGCACACTTGAGCGAAGGCGTGAGCATAAGCAATCTTCTGTTCATAAGACTGCCCGAATCCTCTCACCCACACTTCGTAACCGCCGTAATATCCCTTGTGTCCAGCATTGATGGACTTCAAGTAATTCACGAACGCTCCACGAGCAGGAGAAATGTTTATCCACGCAAACCCACAGACTCCACTAGGAACCACATAGGTTTTCTTTGTGAAATCGATATCGTTGCCAAGTGGCGTGGTCGGTGTCCCGACTACCATCGGCGTTGGTTTGCATGCTTCACCAGCGGCAAGACCCGCTTGATGAGCCTCTTTGTAAATGCGCTTTGCAAGCGCTTTGCCAATCTTGATGACTGGCTTCTCAACTGTCTGAGTCATCTGTCCCCCTTTCGGACACTTCCAGTATATCAAACTCCCCTTGGTTATTCAAGTTGAATCTACGACGGATGCGTCGTAATTCGCTTTCAGAGATATACCCTAAAACGCCTTCAGAGCGCCCTAGGAGCCTTTTTCGGAGTCTCTTGAACAGATTACCCACGGCTATCGCCCACTAGCCTCTATTGACCCTACAAGCACAAAGACGAGCAATATAAGGAGCGCCATCCCTATGCCTTGGATATTGTCGATGAGATTCTGTCCTTTACGGGTCAGCCTCAGATTGTGCTTCGTTAGAAATTTTTCTATCACGCTGTCCTCCTATCGTTGATTGACCGAACTACCCCATACACCTCGAGAGAGATATCTGACTCGCACTCGAAGCAATATGTCCTGCCCCCGACCATAGTTAGTCGGAATTGTGTGCCACATAAATAACACTTCATAGAATCACCGCCTCAAACTCGTTACGTCCCGTGAACACTGCGATAATGTCTCGCTTCGAAATTTGTTTTTCAAGCACTATGCCCTCTTTGCTAAATCGTGTCGCAAACCATTCAGCCTTATCTCGCTTGAGTGTCCATGAGATTCCATCCTCATTTAGACCCGGCTGGCATCCTCGATAAACCGTGACGGTATCTGCGAGAGATTCGTAGGCTAACTGCTCATCCCAATCCATAAGCCACATTCGTTTTTCTCTTTTAGAGCCAAACAACTCACGCCACTGCTTGAGATTCGCCCATCCATTCTCGGTGTCTGTCCATATCTGACCGAGCAATTTCCAGTAAGTGTTATCGTCGAGCAGATTTTGAATCTTGATAAAGGCTTCGACTCGATACGGTCTTTCGTGTAGCCAAACGACCTTCTCGAATTCGCCATTACGGAGCGCTTCATCGACCTGATTACTTTTGATTCGGAACTGCTCATTAGCCATTCCATTAGACCAAAACGGAACTTGATAGACCAGTGGATGACGTAGCATGGGAAAACCCATCGCGCCATTTTCTTCAAAGTATGGTTGCAACTCAGGATGTAATTCCTCGGTGCTACTCATCATCTTTGCATACTCTTTGAGAGTATCGTTGAATTCAGATTCCATCTATCCCCTCCTCTTCTTCAACTTATTATTCAGGATTTCTAACTGCTGTTCATATGACACGCCGTTCTTCTCTGCAAGGCTGGCAACTATCAATCTTTGATTCTCTAATTCGTAATCTTCACGAGGTGAGAACTTTGCCCATGATTCTGTGTTGAGCCATTGGCTAACTGCGCTTCTCTCTGTCTTGAGCCATTCGTAGGAAATCTTTCCGTCGTTATAGATTGAACGGATAATCTTCAGAGGCTCACCCGATGCTGTCGGAGCGTTTGCCTTTTCCTTGGCAATCTTGGCTTGCTTCTTGGCTTCTCTTTCTTGACGAGCCTTTTCTTTGGCAATCTTGTCAGCCGTAACGATTCGGCTTGGACGATTTAGAACCTCGGCAGGAGCGCTTGGGTAGCAGACCGTACAAGCATCTTGACCAGCATCTTCAACTATTGTTTTCTCGTCATCGTTACTGTATTGAACTAACCATGCGTAACGAGTTTGCGGGAAGCAGGTCGAGCAGTACATATCTTTGTGAACATGACCATCGCTCGATACAACCAAGTAAGCGCGAGTCCATGGGTCCTGCTCATAAATCTCGTTTAGTTCCTTCTGACGCTTTTTGATTGGGACTAATTTTTGCTTGAGAATCTCAATCTGCTTTTCATAATGCTCAACATTGTCACTGGCGTATTTTGGATTCTTGATATAGAAATCTAAGGAATCTTGATAGCCAAGAATCTTTTCGCGGATTCTCCATTCGTCGTTGTAGAGATTTGATAGTTCGGTATCAATCTCAACAGCGAACTCTTTTGTCACCGCCATTTTGTCCCCTTTCCCTTTTACAACCCCAGTTTAGCATTTATCAACATAAAGTACAATTAGCAGTAATCGTGTCCCCGTGTGACCCCGTTCGGGAGATATGTCGCCTTTGCGTATTTTGCGTATCATTTTTATCTGCCTAATTACCCTGTGGTGGGTTTTCATCCCTATGTCCGATTCAGCCTCGGCTAATCAGGTCGTGGCAACTGCTACGGCTAACGAGGGCTTTGTCCTCTACATGGACGCCCCACAGGGCTATAAGGTCGACCAAGTGCTTTTTGCCTCCTATGGGACCCCGAATGGGACGAGCCTTGGCTCATGTCATGCCAGTAATTCTTTGAGCATCGTTACCGCCGCAATCAAGAATGAGAATCTTGCGATTCCCGCGACCAATGGTGTTTTCGGAGACCCATGCGGTGGAACTTACAAACGATTGACCGTCTCAATTTCCTATCAACAAATTGCGCCATCTGCTCCGCTACCTCCGAACAATCTTGTTGCATCATCGAGCAATACCGATATCACTTTGACATGGAATGCGCCATCGACTGGAACAGCCGTCGAGCGTTATGCAATTTTTTGGTCATCTGATAATTGGGCAAGTGGTCGAGCCGTAGCATCGACAAGCACTTCAATTACTTTACCAATAGAGGTTGTTGTTTATGACGGACGCGGTAAAGATTTTAGTTTCAAGATTCGCTCTGATAATGATTCATTGAGTCTTTATTCGGAATGGTCGAATGTAGCAACTGTCTTTATTCCTGCTTTGGCTCCCGTCCCAACACCCACGCCCACCCCTTCTCCAACGCCTGAGAATTCTCCGAATCCTGAACCAACCGTTGCACCGTCTCCTTCGCCTTCACTGACTGTTTCTGATTCACCCTCTCCAAGTCCGACGCCAATGCCTGAACTTTCCCCTTCTCCC